CGAGGATCTCGCGCGTGTAAGTGAGCGCGTGCTGGCGCATAGACGACCGAGCGCACCGGCGCGCAAGCTCGTCGCGCGCGAACTCGGCGTAATGCCGGAAGCAGACGGCTTGGCCGAGCTCGTAGTGGGCAAAGTTCGAGCCGCTACTGAAGAGCATCTTGCGCGCTTTGGTCATCGCATCGCCCTCCGCACCTTGTCGGCGTATCCCAGCGTCGCCGTCTTGCGGTGTCCGGTCGGCCCACCGTTGTGGATCCGCGCGAGGGTCGCCACGTCGCCAGCTTCCCACGCAGCAGGCGCGTAACGCTTGAGGTAGGCAGTCGCGACGCGGCGCGCGTAGGCGAGGTCGGTCACCTGCTCGTAGGATCCGGCGACCCGCGAGTCAGCGTGATAGGCGCGGGAGATCTGGAGCGGCCCGAGGCTGCGGCCGTTGTCGCCAAGGATGGCGCCGTGCCGGCCGCTGGTCTCGACTTGGTGAAGCGCCCGCCAGAAGCTTTCCGGCGGCGCGGCGTGGCTGGCGGAGGCCAGCGTAAGGAGGATTAGTGAGCGGATCATTGTCGTTGCGCTCACAACCAAGGAGACGCGCAACGGCCTAGTCAACTCTTTTTCTCAACATTCTGTCCGGCGAGATCTGACAGTCAGACGTCGACCGCGTCCGCGAGCGCATCGCTGCCGAAGTCGCAGCTGATCGGCTCGGCCTTCGCCGCGACGTAAAGCTGCGCGAGGATGCCTGGAGTCGAGAGCTCCGCGTTGCTCAGGTACTGGTCGAACTTCGCGTCGCGCAGCCAGAGCTTTGCGATCCACGGCGTGAGCGGCGCCTTGCCCGAATGAGCCGCGGCCGAGTCGACGTAGAGCGCGAACAGCGCAGACGACTCCCGCGCGGCGCGGTCCCAGCGGTGCGCGACGAGGCGGATGTAGTTGCCCGAGATGCCGCTCGGCAGGGTGAAGGATTTCTGGAGAGCCATAGGTCAGGTGTATTCGGTGAACTCGACCGAGAAGCGCGCGTTGCCGGCTGGCACGTTGGTGCCGTCGAGCGTGGTCACGCGCACCACGGCGTTAGTGCTCGAGTTGCCCGCCGCGTCGAAGTCGTAGGCCGCGACGAGGTTCGCGTTTGAAGCGCATTGCGCGGTGCCGATGTCAGGCTTGGCCCCGAAGCCGCGGTTGGTCAGCGACACGTTGAAGCTCTCGGTGGTCGCGCCGCCGGCTAGAGAAACGACGACCGAGTCCGAGAAGATGACGTTGATCTGCCGCGTGCTGCTTCCGCCGCCGGTCTTGATGCCGGTCGTCGTGACGTTCGAGTCAGCATATTTTGAGATGCTGCCTGTTCCGATGTTGGCTGCTCCGTTCGCGTTGCCCAGACTTGCCCACGCAGAAAAGCTTCCCGTCCGATTGACTGCTCGAACGCGAACCCAGCCAGCGGCTAGGGTTGAGTTGTAGAAAAAGCATTCCGTGTCGCGCGTCGTGATCGGCGCGTTGGATCCGGTAGCTGGCGACCACGAGTAGTCGGTCGCGCCGTCCGAATTGGTTCCGGTCACCTTGGCCTCGTAATAGGAAAAGTCCGACTGCGTGTTCGGACTCCAAGAGACGCGCGTGCCGAAAAGGAATGTCGTCGTTCCGGTGACGTAGGCAGGCTTTACGCCATCCGCGGAGATTGCGCCGCCGGCCGGCGTGGTTACCGTGCCCGAGTAATTCGGAGCCGTGCGGGAGAGCGTAGCCGAGATCGCGCTGGGCGTGTTCGAGAATGAGATCGCTCGGGCCGCGAACTCATACGCGACGCCAGGAGCAAGGTCATCAATAGACGCCGCAATCGAACCAGACGAGAGCACGTTCGCAACCACGTATTCGCTCGCTCCGCTGCGCCGGTAGAGGATCTGGAGCAGCGCCCCGCCGGTCGGCATCGCCGGCGCCGTGACTGTGATGCGGGCCAGGGCCGTGCCGTCGGTCGCGAGGTAGGTTGTCTCGCTCGCGTAGGTCGGAGCGTTCGGAGTCGACGGCGCGACGTTGGAGACAGCGCCGGCGGTGATCGCGACTGGCGTCGCCTGCACGCGGGTCGCGAAGCCGGACACGTTCTCTAGCGCGTCGTAGGCGTTGACCCAGTAATAATACGTCGTGCCGACCGCGACGTCCACGTCGACGAAACGCGATGCGTCGACCTCGGCGATCTTGTTCGTGTTCGCGTTGGCCGGAGTCACGCCGGTCGTGTTGCGGTAAATGCCGTACTCGGAGAAGTCGGGCGCGGTCGAATCATCCCAGTCAAGGCCCACCGCGGAGCCCGTTCCGATGGTCGCGACGAGGCCGGTCGGGATGCTAGGCGCCACCGTGTCCTTCTGCACGTTGACCGTCGCGCTGACGTAGGACGTCGAGACCTTAAAGAAGCTCTCGCCGAAGATGCGGACGTTGTAGGTTGTACCGATCTTAACGTCGCTTGAGATGTAATCCCTCGTCTGATCGCCGGGGACAGTGTTCCACGTAAGATAGGTCGTCGAGGTGCTTTCCTTGTATTCGATCCCTACGTTGCCGCCGGCCTGGATAAACTCCTCAGCCGGCGCAGACCACGAGACGAGGATGCGAGGCAGCGCTGTGCCGTCCGCTTGGATCTGCTGCGTCGTTCCGTCCGCGGTCAGCGTCAGGTTCGTCGGCGCGGAGAGGGTGAACGGATCGGGCAGCGTCGTGTTCGGCGCGTCGTGGACGTAGATCTCGTCGTTGACGGTCCAGTCATAGACCGTCGACGCCGTCTCGCGCAGCGTCATCTCGATTGCCAGCTGCGGCGGACTGCCATCGCTCGCGAAGTTCCACTCCATCACCTCGAAGACCTTCTGGGTCCAGCCCATCTTCGAGTTGGTAATCATCACCGTATCGCCGGCTCGCACTTGCATCGCCTCGAGGCGGAAGCGCGCGGTCATCGTGATCTCCTCGCGAGCGCGTCGCAGTTCGATCACGGCCAGCCGCTGGGCGCAGGCGGGCGACGTCGTGAACGGCAGCGCCACGTCGCGCCAGTAGCGGATGCCGGCGTCCTTGGTTACGTAGGTCGTCGATGTGATCTGCGGAAAGTCAGACGGCTGCCAGTCGTTCTCGGGCGAGACGTAGACGCCCTTGACTCCGTTTACTCGGTCGCGGGCGGAGGTCTTGGTCTGCACCGTCATCTGGCCGGCGAAGTGCTTCTCGGTCAGCGTGACGGTCGGGATCCGGTAGCCGGCCGCATAGACCACGACCTTGCCTCCCGAGTAGGCGATGAGCCCGCCCATCGCGGTGATAAGCTTGCCTATGTTTTCGTCGGGCGAGGCGCTGGTGTAAAGGACGCCGTTCGCCTCGTATCGGTTCTCGTAGGTGGCCGGCGAGGTGACCGGCTTGATCTCGACTTGCTCGTCGCAGATGTTCGCCGCGGCGTTGATTGCCGTATCGTCGATCTCGGCCGAGTCCATCGCCATCCCGAGCGAACTGGTCAAGTAGTCCCGAAGGCAGAGCGCAGGGTTGGCCGAGTAAGCCGTCGTCGTTGTGCGCGGGTCATAGACTTGCTTTCCCTTGACCACCGCGGAGATGTTCGGGATGCCTCCGGTCCACACCTCCTGGTTCCACACTAGCTGAACGTAGATGTACGCGATGCCGCGGAGGCGGTGGTCGCTCGTCCACTTGCCGTCGGTAAGGCCGGATGTCGCGGTTTCAAGGTTCGTCTCGACCGTCTGCGTGTCGCTGCCGAGCTTCTTGTAGATCTCGGCGTAGCCCGTGAAGCGCCCCTGGGCGGCGCTGCCCGCGCCCGTCAGCGCGAGCTCATCGTTGAAGTAGACGTCGCCGATCTCCTCGACCTCGTGACCGGCCATCGCGACGACGAGGTGCAGATACTCGTTCTTTGTTCCCGTCGTCGAGATGTAGACGATGACGCCGGAGGTCTTGGTCTGGCCGTAAACGATCTGCCGCGCCGCAATCGGCGAGCGGATCATCTGCGAGCGGTCGGTGAGCGACGGGTCGGAGTAGCTCGGAGCCTTCGGCGCCAGCAGCTTGGAGGCCGCCATCGAGGCAGCGGTCGTCGCGATGAACTTGAGCACGAACATCACCGCGTTGGCCGCGGCGACACTCAGCCCGATATCCATCAAAGCGATCCAGACGACGACGGCGACTTGCGGCATAGTTAGAGGCGCCAGCAGGCGGCGCCGTTGAGGTCGAGGAACTCCAGCCCATCGCGGCCCACGAAGGCGGCGGCGTTACCCACGCAGACGCCCAGGCCGATGCCGTTGCCCACGTCGCGGGCGATCACGTCACCGCGGCGAGCGAGGCCGATCTGCGCTGGCTTAAGCCCGAGCTCGCGCGCCAACTCCAGAATCCCGCCGGCCTTGTCGATGATGCGCTGCGCGCCGATGCCGCTCGAGTAGGTGCCGCGATAGTGCGCCGCGGGATCTCGGCCCGTTGCCCGAGCGACCCAGTCGGCCGCAAATAGGCAGCAGTCATTCGCGCCCCACGCGAACGGCTGGCTGCGCCGCTCTTCGATAAAGCGCGCAAGCTCCGCGGGAATGTCGGAAGCCTTCATTCGTAGCCGGTTTCGCCAGTCTTGTCGCCTCCGTTCCAGTTCGTTTGCTGCGTCTGGTTCGGGTTGCCCCAGTAAATGGCCTTCTCCTGGATCGCGGTAACGAACTCCAGCCCGAGATCGCCGGGGAAAAGCGCGGTCTGCTCCTCGTGCGTGTAGCGCACCTCGCGCGGCCGCTTGAAATCAACGAGCCGGTTCTCGGCCGTCATCGTGATGTCTGCGGACTGGCCGTCGTCCGAGATCTGCATCACGTCCATCCGCCCCTGGAACACCGTCACCGGCGACGAGATCAGCGTGCCGGCGGTCGGCGAGAGCGCGCCGAAGAGCACCGTGCAATCGCGGCCTTGGTAATCCTCGGTCAGCGCAAGCGCGATGTTCGCGGTCGGCACGCCCGAAAGCCGCATCGAGATGCCGCGGGCCGCGAGGTCGGTCGTCTCCTCAATTGGAGAGATGCTGCCGAAGGTGCCGATGCCGAGGTAAGGCACGCCGGCGTAAGTCAGCGTCCCGTAGCCGGTCCATAGGCGCGTGTAAGCCGAAGGAAAACTAAGCGAGACGAGGATGACCGGCGCCAGTTGCACCGTCGTCACCTCGGTCACCATATCGGCCGAGAGCGTGCGGCCTGCGGTTGTGATGCTCATTGCGCGACGTCCTCAGCGATCGAGAAGGTGATGCCGTAGATACTCGCAAGCTCTATCGACCACTCGGTGCGCGACTCAGCCAGCCGGAAAACGCCCTTTGCGTTGGAGTAGGTGATCGACGTGCCGCCTGTGTAGCTGGAGCGCAGAACCGGGAAGAGGTCGACGCTGCTGGAGGAGTTGACCTGGACGACCTTGTAGAGCGACGTGCCGATCTGAAGCCAGTCTCCAACCGCGAAGGTGCCGGTCGCGCCGGAGATGCCGAGAGTCGAGGTGTTGGCGGTCGCGCTGCTGACGGTCAGCGTGCCGGTCACGTTGCCCCGCGCTGAGGTGTTGGCGTAATCCTGGAAGTAGAACGTGCCGCGCTGCGCTGCCAGCAGGAAGCCGATCACCTCCTCGGCCGCGGCGCGCGTCATAGGCGGGCACTCGACCGAGCCCATCCACGCTTGCCCCGGCCAGTTGTATTGCTGCGTCTGGAACGTGAACGGCGAGACGTTGCGCGAGGTCGCGCTCATTCCCGAAAGCGTCAGCTTCGAGATGCGGAATGGCGACGGCGGTGTGAGTGGGTAGGAAATTGCCATAGCTTAGGCGAACGCTGCGCGATAGGCGCCACCGCGGCGCACCATATCTGGAATCTCGGCCTTGAGGCGTTTGCGCTCCGTCTCAAGGATCGGCACGAGCTCGGAGCGGGTGACGCCGGCGGCGATGTGGTAATTGATCGTAACGCCGCCGATTCCGCCAGATCCGCCTCCCGAGCGCATTGCGGAGTTGGAGATAATGTTTCCTGAGCCGGACGGGATAAAAAGCTCTGGCCCCTTTTCGCCGACGATGTAAGGCCGCCCGTTAATCACGGGACCGCCAGCGGCGCGACCTGGAGGAGAGATTAGAGTTCCGGGATTTACAGCCGTGAGCGGGTTGGGAATTAAAACCGACGTCACGAATCCGGCGAGCTGGCGCGTTATTGTCTGATAGAAAATCAACTTTATGACGTCCTGGATAAGCGCCTTGAGCACTTCTCGAAACTTGCCACCCTCAAAAATTGCAGTCTGGAAAGATTCCCCGACAGCGGTGCCGATGCTGCGCTCAAGCTGATAGCGTTCCTGCAAAAGCGGAATCAAATCGCGATCAACCTTGTTCCGCTGCTCTCTCAGTTCGTTCTCGGCTGCGATGTCCGATGCAAGGCCGGTCTTAGGCACCTTGAGCAGACTGAGTGAAAGCGCGTTGCGCGTCTCGAGGAGCGCGTTGATCTCCGCGTTCTTGTCCTTCTCTCGTCCGATCGCGGCGTCCATCTGCTCCCGCAACTGAAGTTGTTCCGCGTACAGCGCACGGTCCTTCTCAATGATGTTGCTCTCCTGCTGCAAGATTGCACCGCGGGACTTTTCTGCCGCCAGCGCTGCCTTCGCCTTCTCGACTGGGTCGGTCGTCATCCGACCGCGCATCTCGTACTTTTGGAGTTGGTTTTCTAGAGCGCGAAGGATGTCCTGCTCCGTCCCGTTGATAAGCTCGTTGTTAACGATCTGATCTGCGAGTTGATCGTTGATCTCTGCAATAACCACACGCGACCGCTCGAATCGAATTGCCGCGGCTTCCGCTGCCACGCTGAAGTTCTGAGTTCCGGTGACGGCTGAAGCGACGCGGCTCACGACCTCGGCGGTCGTCGAGCTTATCGCCTTAAACCCTCGGTCGATTGCTCCAGTCGTAACCGTCAGGCGGTCGGCCTCCTCGGTCGTCAGCCCGAGCGCAGCGGCATTGTCCTCTGTCTGGCGCAGGACCGCGTTGAGTCGTTGCGCGCTGGCCGCAAATCCGCCGAGAGTCAGAGCAGCTTGGAAGTTTCGGGAAACGGTCTTCACCGTGCCCTGCATCCGCTGAAGCGAGTTCTGCACGCTGGCGAACGCAGCCCGCGTCGCGTCGACGGCCCGTAGGGTAAAGGTTGCGCTAGCCATTGCGGTGTTGGGTTCGCTGCTGGTGGTTTAAGTAGGCGATCCAGCCGTTCATTTCGTGGGCTGGCATCTGGAGGACTTCGTGAGCGAACTTGCCGAGACGATCCGCGAGCGCGTAGACGGCGAGGAGGTCGGCACCAGCCTCGCCGCCGGCTAGTTTTTTAGCTCTTCAGCCTTCGGAGCATCGTCGGCAAGGATCGCGTTGGCGATGCGGCCTACCACGTTGGAGTCCGCCTTGTTGAGCAGCGTCGGCTTGTGTTCGAGCGTAAACAGCTTCTGGCCGTTGGCGTCGCTGGCCTTCAAAATTAGAAGGTCAACTAGCAACTCCATATCGTTGTCCTTGCCCTTACGGTAAAGCCGGTTCTTCTCGGCCAGCGTGACGGGAGTGGCGTAGATCGTCAGCTTCCACTCGGGAACCTCGATCTTTTTGGTCCCGAGGGAGGCGAAGTGTTCGCGAACTAGGTCGATAGCATCCATCCTTCACCTCAGACCGTCAAAGTGGACAGCGCGCCGTTGCCCTCGATGCTGATCGAGCCCTCGACCATCCCGTCAAACGCGGCGCTGATGTCGAACTTCGTCACGATGCCGCTTCCGGTGTAGTAGGTGGACGTCGACGCGATGCCCTCGGGATAGAGGTTCACGGTCACGGTCGAGCCGATGGTCAGCGCGATCTGGCCGGCATCGGTCTCGTCCCAGTAGAGGTCGCTATTGACGCTCCAGGTCTTCAGCGTGGCCTTCCGCGTGCGGTAGGTGTCGCCAATGACCGAGTCCTCGACGACGTCGGAGGAGTGAGCCAGTGAGTAGTTGCGGAGCTCGCCGATGGTGGTCGACGAGATTTTGACGGTGCCTTCGCGGCCTAAGTGGTTCGCCATTTTAGTCGGTGGTTAAATAGATGCAGGAGAAG